CAGAAAAGCAATCTCGCAAACGTGTCGACTCTCAGGAGACGACTGATGATGAACTGTCTCAACTCGAAGGTACTAAACGGGAGAGTTTAATACCTTGCCAGTGTCGACTGTTCAAATACAGAAGTAAGTACGCTGAATGGGCATCATTTTGTGTACATCACGGGGGTGCGACTAAGGATGGTGGTTTAAAGCCAACTAAGGTTCTGATGAGTGATCGTCAGGGTTGGCCTATGAACCACGATGAAACATATGTGTTTTACGTCCCTAAGAAGTTCCAACGTGAGTTCGGCTACTGCTATATGCAGTTTGATCCGGTAAAACGTGATTATGTGCCGATTAAGGATGCAAAAGTTTTAAATTTTGCTCGTTATGATGCATATCATGACAAATTTGTTAAAACTCATTTACGTCCAGCAGGCTTACCAACAGAAGTGGTTTTGGGTGATTTCATACCACCGACGGCTACGCAATTGCGTAAATTAAAATACAATGAAGAAGCTGACTGGTTTTGTGAACCATGCCAAGCTAAGGTCAATTCTAGTGATCGTGAACAACATGAACGTGGTGCGAAGCATATACGTCGCCTACGTGATACTTATACAGGACCACTAGATTGTAAAATTTGTAAGGTACATTCCTCAGGTGAGGAATCACTCAAACAACACAAAGCATCTGGAACACACATACGCAAGGTTAAAGACCATCAGGAAATGGTCAAACGCGGTGCAATAGCAAAACTGGAGGAACATTTTAAATATCGTTATACCGATAAAGAATTGGATATTCCAAGTGAATCACCACCAGTGGCTCCACCGCAAACACCAGAGTACTCAATCTCCCCACCAAGTCATGACGGAATACTATCGCCGTCATACAACCCCGAAAGTCCAGTGTTTAAACCAAAAGAAAAGAAACCGGTTTTCCGGCCACGAACACCTACACCAGCTCTACCAGTAATACTCCCAGTATTCGTGGACTCACCACCCAAGCCAGAATTGAATACAAACAATGGCAAAATCGTCACCCCATCCCCAAGGAAAACTACATCATCTACCAACAACTCAAACGACAACAAAATCGTAAAGGGTTCACATGTTATAAATCCAGCAACCCTACAACCAGTCTTAATATCTGGTCCCACAACAACAGATCCATCAGTAGCTCAACAGCTGATACAAGGAATACAATTATTAGCAAATCAACAACGTCAACTACGAGCACGCCGCAATCAAATGTTAGGGTACGTCCGGTACACAATACAACGACTATGGAACATACTTTCACGGAAAGCATCCGTGAATATGGTCATAGAGTGTATCAGTTCGTTATCAACTATTTACGCGGTATACAACATCAATCATCTGATATTCAGCAAGCTCGACAGACAATTATTGGCAGTACAAATGTACCCAATATTACACAAGTTGTACAAGCTACTAAGATTGGTGATGACCATAGTGACATCGACAGTATTGCAAACAGTGATTCACTCGGTGTTGACATGGTTATACCTGTGGGCAAAACACCTGTTCAGATAGATTGTAGTTTTAGTCCTCACTCTCACGATAATGTATTATCGGTTAAACGAAAATTACCAGTCGACATACTTGATCAAATATCAGATAGTGTATCTGTTATATCATGTTTAGAACCTGTGACCATGACCACATTGAGACTTATGAAATCAGAAGCTATACGCGTATCAAAGTCATTAATAGTGGCGGGTCATAGAGCTTATGATAGTATGTCATGTGCTGATTTGGTACTGATCATACATTTAGCTTTACGACGAAGAGCTGAGAGTGAACTTACATTAACCAGAAATTGGGCGTTAGATCACCACGTGTCAAGATTACAACAGAGTTTAACTCTAGTTGCAAATGGATATGTACATGCATATCAACCAACATTTATAGATGAGATCAAACAATTGGTATTGACACGATTAAGACGATTTAATATAATTGGTATGTCGTCATACCAATTACCAGTGGGTAATCCGGTTTTCTAGAGCGCTATCCTGCTACGTGCCAGGAAGGCGCCAAATATGATGAGGTCAACAATGCACGTACTTTGCAAGAGTTAGTCAAACAAAATCATGTCAGAAATTTACCACCTTATGACAATGGATTTTACGGTTGCAATGTAACACCTAGACTAATTTATAGACTGTATCTACCGTTTACAGAACCAATTATAGCGTATCATGGATGTGTTGTTAATGAAGCTGTTTCACTATGCAATAGGCATTTAGTTGAGACAATCCCTACACAACAACTTCGTGTCATTGTTAACGAATCATTTCAACTATTACGTGAATTATATCCAGTCAAACAATTAACCAAAATATCGATTGAAAAGGTATTGAGCTTGAAGAAAGGTAACAAACGTAAAACCTATCGTAATGCTTATATCCAATACAATCGTCGAGGTATAGTTAAAAGAGACTTAGATATACAAATGTTTGTTAAATATGAACGAATGTCTATTCGTGAACCGCTAAAACCACCGCGTGCTATTCAAGCACGAGGACCTGTCTTTAATTTAGTTCTACAACAGTACGTTATACCATATGCTAAACATCTTATACGATCAAAAGACATTACCAGAAGATTTGTCACAAAGGGTATGGATCAGTATCAAATTGCTGATCTGCTGTATGATGGTTGGTGTTCATTTAGAGAACCAATAGCGATGTTGTTGGACCATGACCGATTTGACTCACGTGCTAATAGGTTATGGACAATGGCAATGCATGAGTATATATCTGAACATTTTGATGATCTTGTTCATCGATCACTTTTTCAGATATTACAGCGATCAAAATGCACTTCTCGTCATGGTATTAAGTATACCTCTAGTGACATGGTTTTTAGTGGTGATGTTACAACTAGTGATGGTAACTCAACAATTAATCGTGCTATATTAGCACATTACACTCAAGGCATTCCCTGTTTCACTCCATTAAATGGAGATGATTCGGTTATTATAATTGATGTTAACAATTTACCTGAATTAAGGAATAGAGATCTCAACATTTATGGTTTTAATACCAAACAATCGTTGGTGTATTCCTTTGAAGAAATAGAATATTGTCAATGTAAACCAGTATTAACAATCAATGGTTGGGTTATGGTACGAGATCCTTTCCGTGTTATCTCCCGATCAACTGTTTGTTTGGTTTCGAATGGCCTAGATTATCTATTATCTTGGTATGCATCAGTTGGTGAATGTGAATTGTCTTGTAATCGTGGAGTACCAATACTTATGTCTTTCGCCAAAATGTTGATGAGAGCCTCCGACAAACGTGTCAAAGATATTGGTGATATTGAATATCATCGTATCTATAAACCCGGTTTGTCTGAGATCATCACACATGAAGCACGACATAGTTTTGCACTAGCTTTTCGTATAACACCTACATCACAATTAGCATATGAAAATTACTTTGACAACTTTCAGTGGGAGCTTAGCTATAAGATTTCCAATCAACCAACAGCTCCAATGTTGACCGTTCCATATTTTTAAACACATAATGACAAATACAAGTAAACGTAACCGCCGACCTCGTCGACGAGTTCAAAGATCAAGAGACCTTCAGATGGTCGAAAGTGGATTCCGTCGTATGCGAGTCTCACAACCTGGTATCTTTTCTGGTGTCCTACCAAACTATATCAAATGTCGTATGGACCCTTTTGCTACCTCTTTGGGGGGCTCAGGCATACCTGACTCAGCGATGACATCCAGAGTCGTTGTTGATCATCGTGACTTTGGCACTTTAACAATTGGTGCCTCTGGATCATGTCAAGTTCGGTTGTTTCCTTGTCTACCTTACCCATTGGCTTTTAAAGCTAGTGGTACTGATTACGCCGGATTTTCAATTAATGGCACATCAATGGCTGCTACCACAATACCAACTAGTGTTGCTGGTAGTGGTTATGGATGGGCACCCATCATTTCTTTAAATGAATGGGCAGGGTGGATGACTGCTTCTGCAGCCACTCCATCAGCTGAAATTCCGGGTCCGTATTCAGAAGTTAAAGCTCGCATTGTCGCTTTAGGTGTTAAAATGTTTTACACTGGTGCAGCATCTACAGCTAGCGGTACTATAACCGTTACTGCAGATCGCTCAGTGTTAGGACCTTTAGCACAGAACCTATCTGCGACACCGACTTATAATTTAGCCGTAGCAGGTACAACAAATGTATCTGCATTTCCTGCAACACTTGACTTTGGATCAGTACAACCCGTTCTTGATGCTAATAGCATCACTGAACGACCAGAAGTCACACTTCGTGTTATTCCTCGTCGAATGGACGAAGCAAAGCCGTGGTTAGATAGAGTTCAAACTCCATTCATAACCACTGATTCATCAACACGTAACTCGGTGTTTTCTTTTCCAAGTACTTCGGGTGGTCCATTGGTGTCTCTTTATGACGACATGTGGGAAGTCGCCTGTATCACCTTTACTGGTGTTACAACTGGTGCCGTCTTTCGATTCGAGACAGCAGTTTGTGTCGAGTATCAACCTATGGTTTCTTCTGCAGTTAACAAACTTAGTAAGAAGCCAACACAGGTTGTATCCATTGATACCTTGTCTAAAACAGAACAAGTATTATCTCGACAGCCAATTGCTGTACCCGATATATCAATACCAAAGATTGACGATGTCGTCTCTTCAGTTGCAGGGAGGCCTCCTCCAACCGTTGCTCCAAAAGAACAGCGGATTAAAGGACCCCCTCGGCAACTTGTCAAAACAAGAGGTATCATACCACCACCACCTCGTCAGCCCGTAGTGCGTCCACCTCCACGGAGGCGGAAGTAATTGGTTTCAACGTTTCTTTGCTAGTTATGGTAGGAGATATCTAGCATCGTCACGAGTACCAATTATTCGTCCACGTATTAGACCACGTTGAGCAGTACATCACGG